ATAGAAACCGAAACAGTTCAAGAAGGTATTGTAAAAGTACCTGAAACAGAAGAAATCCCTTCGCCTGAATTATGGAAAGAAACAGCCCACTTGTTTGATGGGCCTGTTACTAATGAAGCAAGTAATGTTTTAAGAAAAACAGAAAAAGCAAATCCATTTGATAACGGCGAAACTATAAACGAATGGTGTAATTAAATATGAAAATTTTAACTCCCACAGGTTATCAAAATTATCAAAAGATTATTAAGAAGAAAGCTGAATGTATTAAGCTTGTTTTTGACGATACAAGCATAAATTGTAGTTTAGACCACCGATTTGACAATGACGGTGTAGAAATTCCCGCAAACAAACTAAAAGTAGGTGATACTTTGTGCGGAAAGGTAATCAAAAAGATAGTTCCTTTGGGTGTTAAAGATGTTTATTCACCACTTATGGTAGAAGGTGGACATAAATACTTATCAAATGGTTTAATAAACTATAACTGTTCATTTGAAGGTTCTTCACCTACACTTATTGAAGGTGATATAATCAAAACTTGGATTGGTATTGAACCAAAACGCACAGATTATGGTTATCACATGAAAGTATTTGAAGATCCAATGCCCGGTGTTACTTATGTAATGGGTGTGGATAGTTCAACTGGTGTCGGTCAAGACGATTGTGCGTTCCAAGTTCTTAAAATTGTGAACAAAGAATTATACGAACAGGTAGCTGTTTATAAAAACAACAAAATTAAACCATACGAATATGCCGCTGTGGTTGCCGAAGCAAGTGAACGATACAATAACTGTCTTATGGTTGTTGAAAACAATGACTGTGGACGTTTCGTTACTGAAGAACTTTGGTATAACATTGGATGTGGTAACATATTGAATACAGATGGCAAAGGTATTGGTACAAGAGCAACACCTGCATCTAAACTTGAGGCCTGTATTATGCTTCGTGACGTAGCAAACGCAAAGAAACTTATTATTCACGATTCCGAAACGATTTATCAGTTGAGTAGATTTGAACAAATCTCACCAAACCACTTTAGAGGTGCTAAAGGTTGCCACGATGACCTTGTATCTAGTTTATATTGGGCAATTTATTGCTTGAAACAACCTCAATTTGATTTGGATGCTGTACAGAACGCAGTAGTTGCTAAAAATGTTCAAGACGATTACGCTCCTCCACCTTGTTTATTTGATGAGTCATCAGACAATAGTGATTTTTGGAAGAGTTTTAATTAAATGAGCTTTGCTAATAAAATAATACCTAGATTAGGACAACCGGCTGACAACAGTGAATGGTATGTTAATGCGATGTATCAGTCTTTAAACGAATATATGGCTGATATTGAAATTGCTATGGCAAGACCACAATTCACAATAGCCGGTATTACTACAGTTCCTGGTTCTCCACCTATTCCAACACCTGTAACAGCTCCAGTAGGTCAGGTTTCAAACAAACATATACGATTAACATATCCTGAAGTAAAAGCAGCTATGTTTTGTGGGAATGGAGCATTAACTTTTCCTAATTTGTTCAAACTATTTGCATCCAAACTAATGCTTAATTTCAACAATGCTTATTCTTCGGCGATAGTTAGTGGACTTACCGCATTTACATTTGATGCTATAACACCTTTCACAACAATGGTAACAGCATTTATGACAGAAATAACTGGTATTGGGGCAGCTGGTGCTATGACACCTGAAATTTTCCATAATTCAATGAGTAAATACTTGGATTTAGCATTTAAATCTATCATTCCAGTAACAATGCCCTTTGTAGGTATGGGTTTAGTTCCAACAGGTCCGTTTACTGGCACGATTGTAATAGCATTTCAACAGGTAGTATTAGTATGATAGCACAAACATATAATAATTATTGGAAACTTGATTTGAAAGAATTACCAACAATGGGTAAGTTATATCCTGAAGGTACAGTAATCAAGATTAGACCTTTAAATGTTCAAGAAATCAAATACTTGGCAACCATTTGTGAAGAAAATGCTACTGATATCATTAACGAGATACTTGAGAAATGTGTATTATTGAAAAACATTGAATTTGAAGATATATTTTTAGGTGACAGAACTTATTTAGCATTTTGGGTTCGTATTAACAGTTTCACAAAGAACTCTGGTTACGATATAAACATTAAGGAATGTGATAAGTGTAAGAACCCTTATACAACCAACATAAAACTAACAGACTTTGAAGAAAAATATATCACTGAAGACCCACAGGAAATAGATTTACCTGATGCTGGTATTACATTGAAATTAAAATACCCTACAATTAGGGATTTGGAAGTCAAATGCGAAGATAAAGAAGTAGAAAAATTTATTCGTCATATTGACGTTGCCGACAAAAATGTTGTTATATTGGAACAATTCATTAGAGGACTAAGTGCCTTAGATTATTCCATAATGAAAAACACAATAGATAAAATGGAAATCGGATTTAGTAATCAGGTAACCATTTATTGTCCTTTGTGCGGACAGCCACACACTTACACGATTGAATATACTGATATGGGATTGTTAGGTAGTGTAAACATATTTGAAATTCTTGAAATGACATTGAGAATAGCCAAGTCAATGAATTATCAAATTATGGATGATATGCCTTGGATGGAAGTAGAAATCTTACAGGAAGCTGCTAATAAGATTGACGAAGAAGAAAGAAAGCAGATGGAAAAAGACAATGGTAAGATTACTATGAACAGAAATAATATATAAGTTCTCAAAAATAAAAATTTTCCGACAGTTTAAAGTTAATTAACTATATTTAATCATAGTTAAAACAAATTAATAGACTCTGATAACTATGCGTAAGGACTGTAACAAGGAGGCTAATTAGAAAGGAAATTTTATTATGGCGAAACAAGACGATGAAAAGAAGTATTATGTAGATAACGCACGATTGAGAGAAGTAATCATTGAGTATAATCGTATGAACATTGACGATAATCGGTGATTGGTGTGCTTCGTATCTCCAGCGTTTGGAAAATAAATTTTTAAAGCAGAAAATCACAGAAGAAAAGTACAATTCTGCCAAACAATTTATCATAAACAAGTCTAGACAAATTAACAACCTTCACGAATCATATAATAATATGAGTCCTGAAGAAAAGCGTAAATTTAGACTTAATTTGGATAAACTAAAGAATGAAATGTGCGAATACTTCCTAAAGATTATTAACGGTCGTATCAATTCATTTAGACTTCGTTCATCAGGTGCTTTAAAGAACCACGAGGACATTAACGATATAGTCCAAGACGCATTTATCGCAGTAATGACATATATCAACCGTTACAATGATGAGAGAGCAACTTCTGCTTTCGCTTATGTAACCCAGCTCGCAACAAATAGCATTTTGTTCTCATTGAATGAAATTAAGGAACGTGAACAGAAAATGGTTACTGGACTTGATTTCTACGATAACTTGAACACTATTGATGACCCTCATAGTATGGATGGTTTGAATAAGTTCGTGGAGTAATTATGGGTGGTTGGGAATTACAATGTGATGGATATTCTACTGCTAGGTATTTGTGGGAACATTATCCTGAGTTACACGATTTTCTTAAACCAATAGTAGAAGCAAATAAATGTACAAGGATTTATCCCTGCTATTTAAAAGTTGCTGATGAAAATGGTAATGAGTATTATGTTTTGCGATTTATGGGCAAAGGTAAAATGCCCATATACTGCACTACTGATAGAAACAAAAAGTTAGTTACCATTGTTGCTGTAACAAGAAAAGTACCTGTAGCAGAATTAGATTTAAACGAATTATACGAACATAGGGAATTACAATGAAAGAAATTGAAGTAGAAGTTACTTTGTTGGAAATCAAGAATTTGTATGAGTATTTCTTTGCTGCATACAGACAACCTGGTTTGAGCCTTGAATGGAGTAAGGTAACAGTAAAGAATGTAAAATACTTGGAAACCCCATACAACCAAATTAGTCAGGGTGTTTACAATGAAGAAAAAGACCCAAAATTCTTTGAGTTCAGTGACAAATACCAAAAACTAATTAAGAAGTATGCGGACCGTGATGACCAAGGAAACATTGTTTATGAAAATGATGACCCGGTCATTACAGAAATGATAGTAGAATTTGATAAAGCAAAGACTGAACTAGAATGTGAATACAAAGACTTGTTAGACAAATTACATAACAAGAACGAAATTAACAACAAATTCTTAAATCAAAAAGTTAAGATAAAGATAATGGTGCCGAACCTTGAGAGTGATATACCTGACGCTGTTCCGCCATTTGTTGTAGATGTTGTTACACGATATACAAAGAAAGAGGGTGAATAACCCTCTTTTTTATTATACCTTAACTTGTATGTTACCCAAACAATGCGGTGCTCCACAAATCAAGCACGATGGTAAGTTGTTCACAAGTTGTTTTGCTAAATTATTTCCTAATGTAATTTGTCCTGTAGTTGCTTGTATATCTACATTTCCGAAAGCACTAACAGTAGTATTTCCCATTGAGTTAATCGTAACATCACCACTTACATTTACATTCAATGGTGCTGGACCAGCACTATAAATGCTAGTTTGTATATCAATACTTCCATCTGGGTTAATTCTTGTGACAGCACCTGTGTGGTGAGTAAAAGCAATCTCACCTGTCTTACGATTCATAACAAGATAATCTCTCTGGTCTGTTTGGAACAATACCATTGTCTGTGGATAGTCTTCAGTTCTTAAAAACCAATCCTTTGGGTTATATTTCAAATCTGAATATGAAGCGTTAAATGCGACAGAAGTATATACTGGCTTACTATCGTCACCGTTATCAAAATAACCACGAACAATAGTGTTCAATTCAGGAATAACGAAATTACCTTTAGTTGATGCCATAGAAGGTATATCTGGAATAGCCCAAGGAATGTTAGTTGTGGCTAAATCGTCATAATAACCATAGATTTTAATCTGACATCTACCTAATTGGTCTGGGTCATTGTTGTTAATGACAATACCAGTCCAGTGGTTGTTATCAGGTGTGTCTTTCTTTGGCACAATTTGGTCAGTAGCAATACTCTGTGTATTACCGCCCATAAGTTGTCTAAATTGTTCTATATCATTCATAATCTCACCTATTTCTTTTTAGCCTTTTCTTCCTGTTCTTCCAATATACCCATTCCGTAAGTACCATCTGTAACACATTTGACTTCCATTGTGTAAGACTGGAATGCTTTGAAATGGTGCGATATACCAGCAATAATATAATTACCAGTATGGATTTTATCAACCGCATCTGCAGTAGAGAAATCCATATTTATTTTGTCACCGAGTACAGGGCGACATTTAGCTGTTTGATATTCTTTTGGTAATCTATGAACATCAACAGTCATATTTATAAAGTTTTGAAAGAACGAACGTCTAATCATTTCATTATGAACTGGTGCTATATCGTAGTGGTCGTGATACTCTTTGAAATATACGCCAGCGTCAATGTTCTTTGTTAATCTATCTAATTGAGAAGCAGCTTTATTACTTCTACTTGCGATATACGGGTCATCTTGCTGATAAACGGCTTCTCTAAATTTTCCTAATGTTTTCTTGT